ACATTTAGAATGGCAACAAATAAATATGTGAATGAGCAACAGAGTACACAATATCACAACATTGTATGCTGGGTTGATGCGGAAAAATACAGTGGATTAAAGAAAGGTGATTTTGTATCAGTAAATGGTGAGCTAAGAACTAGATCATATGAAAAAGACGGAGGGAAAAGATACATTACAGAGATTGTGGCCAAAGTCCTTACATATGGCTTGAAAGAGAATGAAAGTAAACCAAGCAATTTTGAAAATGGGTTTGTAGACGATGATGAACCTATTCCATTCTAGGAGGAAGTAAATGCGAAGAGGTAGACCAAGAAAGATATGTAGCCACTCATTTGGACCAGCAAAAAGCGGTGCGCTATGGGTAAAAGCATCATGCCCCAAAGGGAAAACATCAATTAAAGTATTCAAAGGCAAAACAGCAGGCACTTTACATTGGCTGAAAAAAGAAGAATGTGAAGATTGCCCTGCATATAGTCCTACAAAGATTTATGCAAAATAGGAGGGCAACATGCAAAACACAAGCATGGCAGGTGTTCCGATGAATTGCATAAATTGGTTGGCACTAGGTGCGGTAGTGTACGGTGCAATGGATAAGCGAAATGCATTAAAAGTATTGGGATTAAAGGAACAAATAAATGCAGATGTGTTACAGCCATTGATTGACAGAGGACTAAGCCAAAGGAAAATAGCAGAAGAATTAGAAGTAAGTCAAAGCTTAATTAGAAATATTTGTAAAAAATTAGGAATTAAAACAAAACGAGGTAGAAAACAATGAAAAAAGTAATGTTAGCAGTAATGGTATTAAGCGCAGTAGTTAATGGTGCATATGCAAGTGATCTAGTTGTAGGACCTACAGAGCCAAATACAACGCAACCAACAGTAACAGGCTATAACAGTGCCGCACTTGGAGTGAATACAACAGTAAGCGGTACAAGCACAATTGTATTAGGAAGAAACAATAATGTAGTAGGTGATAACAATGTAATCATTGGGGCAAATAATGGCACTATCAATGCTGGTCAAAGTACATTCATTGGCTATAACAATACAAGCGTAGATAATAGCCAAGAGCAAACAGTGATTGGTGCGAATAGTAAAGTAGGTGGCCAAGGTGCAATGGCACTAGGCACTCATGCAGTAGTAACATCAATTGATGCGGTAGGCATTGGCAATAATATTGTAGCGGATAAGCCAAATAGCGTTGCACTAGGAACGAATAGTGTAACAGACAATGCAGTTAATCAATTGCAAGCAATGGTAAACAATACAACATATGTATTTGCAGGTACAGATGCAACATCAGTAGTAAGCGTAGGCAGTAAACAACGTGCAGGCTTTGGCGGAGTAAAAAACTATGTTCGCCAAGTACAGAATGTTGCAGCAGGCAGAGTGGATGCATCTTCCACTGATGCAGTAAATGGTTCACAGCTACATGCTGCATATGATGCCATTAATACAATGGGTGCAGATATTGATAAAGCACTAGATGCCCAACAACAATTCAATACTGCAGTACATAACACACTAGCAAATCATAAGGATGCAATTAAAAATAACACACAACGTATTGCACAACATGATGCGGACATTGCAAATAATAAAAATGCTATCAAGGCTAATGATCGTGTATTGAAAAATCATGAAGAGCGCATTGATAAGCTAGAACATCAAGCAAGCAACACATTAACAAATTTAAAAGCAGACATTAAGCAATTGGACGGACGAATTAATAAAGTGGGTGCAAGTGCAGCTGCATTAGCTGGACTACATCCAATGGAATTTAACAAAGATGATAAATTTAGCACATCTGTAGCATATGGTCACTATAAAAATGCCAATGCAGTGGCATTAGGTGCATACTACAGACCAAATGAAAAAGTATTACTTGGCATTGCAGGTACATTTGGCAGTGAAAACATGTACAACGTAAGCGCATCTTTCAAATTTGGTAAACATAGTGAATATGAACCACAAGCGAAACGTGACGGAGAAATTGAAGCTATGAAAGCACAAATTGCAGAATTAACAGCAAGACTTGATGCGGTAAACAAATAAAATAGGTGGGCGGTATATCCGCCCTTACCTAAAACTAGGGGGCGAAGTTATGAACCATGTAACAACACTATTTAACAGTAATGAGTTTGGGGAACTAAGAACTATCATTATTGAAAATGAAGTGTACTTTGTGGCCAAGAGCGTAGCAACTGCACTTGGATATAAAGATACTGCAGATGCAATCAGAAAACATATTGATGAAGAAGATAAGCTGCGTTGGCAAATTGCCGACACAGGCCAAAAGAGGGAAACATATTTAATCAATGAGTCTGGGTTATATTCCTTGATATTGAAATCAAAGATGCCAAGTGCGAAGAAATTTAAACGCTGGGTAACTAGTGAAGTGCTTCCACAAATTAGAAAAACAGGGAGCTATGATCCACATATCCCAAAGACACTACCAGAAGCATTGAGATTATACGCAGACGAAGTAGAAGCACATAACCAATCAAAGGCTATCATTGAGCAACAGAAACAACAAATAGCGGAATATGAGCCAAAGGTTGACTACGTAGATAAAATTTTAAGCTCACAAAATGCAATGACTGTAACACAGATTGCCTATGACTATGGATTAAGTGCGATTGCATTAAACAAGATACTCCATGAAGCACACATTCAACGTAGCGTAAATGGTCAATGGATTCTGTACAGTGATCTAATGCATAAGGGGTACACAAAGACTAAGACACATACATATATGACTACTGATGGGAGATTAGAGTGCAAAGTATCAACACGATGGACACAAAAAGGTAGACTGATGATACATGAACTCCTAAAGAAACGTGGGATTAATGCCATATGTGAGGAGGTAGCATGAAGCCATTAGTATATAAAGGCCTAAGAAAGAACTTAAACAGGTCAGAATGGGTAAGCAGTGATGAAATAAAGCAAAGCTACTCACAAATAAGATTACTATCAGTAGAAAATGATACATATGCATGGGTACCTATTGAGGACGGAACACTATGTAGAGGAAGCGAAGCAAAAGACAATACAGGGCAAAGAATATACGAAAAGGACCATATAGAGTTTGATTGTAAATCAATACAAGATACACCAATGGTAGGGGAAGTATATTACAGCGTTGATAAATACCAATGGAGATGTAAGGCAATTAACCAGCAGGACACAACACAACATGATGCGGTATTAGATTTTGACTTAGCATTTGTATTGAATAATGGGAAAGTAAAAGTAATAGGCAATAGATTAGAGGGATATGAGCATGAATGACAGATACAGAAATGTATGTAAAGCACTTGATCATATTGTAAAGTGCCGAACAAAAGAAGCAAAACTAGTATTTATACCATACTGGGGTTATGTGTTTACTCCGTCAGAGGAACTACTAAAAGCAAGAATAAGAAGAAACCTATGTAAGGAAAGTAAAGCATTTTACCAAAGGGTAAGGAGTTATTATGAAACCACCATGCAGGGAGTGCCAATTTAGAGAAGTAGGGTGTCACAGTAAATGTGAAAGCTATATTCAATGGAGAGCGCAGCTAGATAAATATAACGAGCAAAAGAACATACAGAATGATGCGTGTAAATACATTAGAGATAATGTAAGAACCATTAGACACAGAATGAGAAAGCTAAAAGGATATAGCTGTACTGTGAGGGACTAATAAATGAAGTTAGATTTATGGGTAAGGCTAAATATAACAATGGCTGATGATAATAAAGTAAGTGGATGGACACAGATATATGGAAAATATGAATTAGCTATGTACAAGAAACCTTTTAAATCGTTAAAGTCAATTGTTAATGATCACATAGAGAAAATGAACTGGCTAACTATTTGTAATAGGTGGGGTGAAACAAACCAAGTTATAGAAGTGAATACGAGTAAGATAAAGAAATATGTCATAAAAGAGTGCGTACAGCCATATGATACTGAAGAAGAATACTATGCAATTAAAGAATGGTATAGAAACTATATGAGGGGAAGAACATTCTTAGAAAATAATGGATAATAAAAAAATTTTAGATGCATGCTGTGGTTCAAGAATGTTCTGGTTTAACAAAGAAAATAAAAATACTGTTTACATGGATAATAGGACGGAAGAAACAACGCTATGTGACGGAAGAAAATTAATTATTAAACCAGACATAATAGCGGATTTTAGAAAAATGCCATATAAAGATGAAACATTTCACCTTGTTATATTTGACCCACCACATTTATTAAGAGCAGGGGAAGAGTCATATTTGAAGTTGAAGTATGGACGATTAACAGCAGACTGGAAAGAGGACATAAAGAAAGGCTTAGCCGAATGTTGGAGGGTGCTTAAAACAAATGGAACAATGATATTCAAATGGAATGAAGAACAAATAACATTGCCAAAGGTAAAAAGGCTATTACCATGTGAGCCAATTATTGGGCAACGCAGAGGGAAAACAATATGGCTAGTGTTTTTTAAACAATAAGGAGGAGCAATGCAAAGAAAGTGTCATAGATGTGATAGGTTATATACACCTACAGACCATAGCACATGGTGTCCAGATTGTAGAGCAGGAAAACCAGTAGAGCCTAGAAAGACAAAGGAACAAATAGAGCTAGAGCGCCTTGAACGATTAGAGAAAGCATTTAAATACACAAGATACTGTGTACAGTGCGGAAAGAAATTTTATACTAACAAACAAAATAGAGTACTTTGTGGTGATTGGATATGCGAAGATAAGCAACGATTTGAGCAACGAAAAGAAAACTACAAGAAAGGAAAACAAAAATGAGGATACTAAGCATTGGGTTTGGGGATAAAAAGAAAGTAAAGTATGAGAAAGCAAATAATGCTGGTATTACTGAAACATATCAATTAAGCACGGAGGACGATTTCAGACCAGAGATATTAGAACCATATGTAAATGCAAGAGCATTAGTATTTGAAGTGTTTAAAGTATTTAAGCTATTTGAAGAAGAGTGGATGAAGATTAAATCCATTAGCTTTAAATGGCATAAAGAAATGCATAGAGTTATTACAGAAGTAAAATATGTGCTTTTAATTACTAACAAAAAAGGTGATGAATGTACAATTAGCACTTCATGGCTTCAAGTAGAAGAGGAAACACAAGATAAATTAATTCCATTGGTAGAAGAAATAGAAATGTTTGTAAGAGGTGCAAGAGCGCAGGGGAAACTATGGGAAGAAGAACTGGAAGCTGATGCGGTTGACGGTGAAACATTTCACATCAATGATCTAGTACAAGAAGGGAAAGAGAATGATTAAAAACCAATTAATTTATATAGCGCATCCATTTGGTGGAGATAAAGCTAATAAGTATTCCATTGATACAATTATGGAAAACTTAGTAATGCTAGATAAGAACAACACATATCTATCACCTCTTCATAATTTCAGCATGCTGTACTTTGATACACAGTATTCAAAAGGCTTAAAAATATGTTTAGACATGTTAAATAAATGTGATGCATTAGTATTATGTGGTGAATGGGAAACATCTAAAGGATGTATTGGGGAATGGTCATTTGCAATAGCTAAAGGGATGCCGATATATACATGGAAAGAATGGACCGATAAATTAAAGGAACAGGGAGATAATAGCCGATGACAGGAAGGGAATATTTAAATCAGATACGTGATACTGATTTGAATATCAAATGTAAGGAAAGAGAAGTGTTAAGGCTGCAACAAGATATAATGTATCTGCAAGCACTAGACTATAGCAAAGACATTGTAAGCGGAGGGCAACCAATCACATTTGAAGATAAGATAGCAAATATTGATGCACTATCAAATGAACTAATGAGGGAGTGGAACGGCTACCTAAGAGAAAGGGAAAGAGCAAGATTTCTTATTAACGCAATATATAGTGCCAAGCAAAAGGCGGTACTGATTGATAGATACATTAATTGTTACACATGGGAAAAGGTAGCAGAATTAATAGGGTGTTCGGTGCAAAACATTCACAATCTGCATAAGCGTGCAATTAGAAATTTTGAAGTAATTTTTAAAAAGGTTGATAGGATTTGACTATCAATTTATGGGATACTATACGTGGGCATGGATGAAGAGAACACTTTCAACAAGCCTCCTAGAAAAACTACACACTATTAAGGACTACATCATACACAGGTCGCACAACACAGTATGATGCGGTCCTTTTTAGTTTATAAGGGGTATTTGATGAAGCATAAAAGAATTACATCCAAGAAAACGATACAAGAAGTTCGCAAGCCATATTGTGAAATATGCGGACAAAGAACGAATATAGAACCGCATCATATTAATACACGTGGCAGTGGTGGTGGAGATATTAAGGAGAACTTAATACAACTCTGTACACAATGCCATATAAATACACACAGTGGACAATATCCAACTAAAGATGATTGCTTAAATAAAGTAGCAGAGCGTGAAGGTATTACATATGATGAAGCCTATGTAATAAATCGTAGAGCAATGGGATATGATGTATGACTAGAATATGTTGCAACAGGGATAGATGCCTTAATAATAAATATGGCATCTGTACTGCAGACACAATTGAATATGAGGGAATATGTCAAAGCTACATAACACAGAATGATGCAAGAAAAACTAATTGCGGATTATGTAGAAGGACACATGGGAAATTAAAGCGTAATAGCAATACGGTATTAAAGTAGAGGTGATGCAATGCTAAAAGCATGTAGCTATTGTGGAGGAATACATGAAGGAGAATGTCCAAATAAGCCAAAGCGCAACTACAAGCAGGAGAATGCAAATGCATCTGATAGCAGAAGGAAAGAACGGAAGTTCAGAAGCAGTGTTGAATGGCAAGACTGCAGAAGAGATATATTAGATCGTGATAAACATCTATGTAGATTATGCTTGCACGAAGATAATTATATTAGTGTAGGGCAACGCTTAGATGTACATCACATTGAACCATTACACGAAGCATGGAAGAAGCGTACGGATGAAAAGAACTTGATTACATTATGCAAGATGCATCACTACAAAGCAGACCATGGAGAATACAAGAGGGAGTACTTGAAAAAAATAATTAGCACCCCCCCTACCATAAAATAATTTTTTTGCGAAAAAGTCCAAGACCGTACTGCTCACCACAATTTACACAATTTTCCCTAATGGGACATGCGTGCGCACGTGAATATATATTTATTTATATAGGGACTATACAAGGATGCTGCAAGGCAGAGGAAAGGAGGTGGACACATGAGAAAAGCTGTATCAGCAAGGACTACAAAGAAGCACTTAACAAAGGCAGAAAAAGAAAAACGTATTGCTGTAGAAAATGCGTTTATTGATGATGCGGAAATAGAACCGCCAAGCTACCTAACTAAAACACAATTAGAAGCATTTCACTTTATTGTTGATGCATTAAGGCAGGCGAAGGTATTAAGCAGATTAGATACACAAACGATTATTCAAGCGAGCGTGGCTATTGATATGTTACACACTGCAAATAAGCGTGTGGCCAAAAGGCCAACACTTGCAATTGACAGAGAATTTGTAGCAACACAAGAAAAGCTGGTGAGGACATATTTAAAATTATGTGATGAATTGTGTCTATCTCCACAATCTAGGGCAAAGCTTGGAGTACTTGTAGCAAATCAAAAAGAAGAGGAACAAGATCCATTGCTAAACGTGCTGCAAGGGGGTGTATTGAGTGGATAAAAAACATCCTGCATATCGGTACGCAATGGACGTTGCAAAAGGGACAATTAATACACCAAAGTATGTAAAACTACAAGTGAAAGAGTTCCTAAACATTGCAAATAATAAGGATAGACAGTACATTATTGATGATAATAAGGTACGAACTATTGGAGAATTGCTAAAATTATTAATAATGCCTAAAGGATTAAAGGCGAATATCACAGTATATGATGCTATGGCAGGGTTCCAATGGTTCTTTATAACTGCAATATTATGTACAGTTGAACGTAATAATAAAGACAAAAGACGATATGAAAACGCAATACTTGAGATATGCAGAAAGAATGGCAAGACATTTATAATTGCTATTCTTTTTATTTTGCTATTTTTCATGGAGCCTAAGTTTTCAAAGTTCTATTCTGTAGCGCCAGACGGTTCATTATCACGTGAAATCAAAACAGCTATAGAAGAAATATTGCGTAGCAGTCCTGCCATGTTAGGTAAGATGAATGGTAAGGAAAAATTTAAAATGTTACGTGATTATATACATTGCAACATTACGGACAATAGATATATTCCGCTTAACTATTCAACAGGGCGCCTTGACGGTAAATTGCCAAGTGTATTTCTAGTGGATGAAACAGGAGCATTGCCAAATACATATGCAATTGAAGCAATGCGTTCTGGCCAATTAACAATACTAAATAAACTAGGCTTTATAATCTCAACTAAATACCCAACTTTAAATAACCCCTTTGAGGATGAAGTTGACTATGCTAAGCGTGTATTAAATGGTGCAGTAGATGATGATAAAGTATTTGCATTACTATATGAGCCAGACGATACAAAAGGTTGGGCAACCAATGATGAAGTATTAGAGCAAAGCAATCCATTGGCCATTGAAGTAACAGAAATCATGGACGATTTAAAAGCCAAAAGGCAAGTGGCAATTGAAATTGAAAGTAAGCGTGAAAACTTCATTACTAAACATTGCAATATCATTTATAGTGGCGCAGGGAGTGAAAGTTTTGTAAATATTGCGGACTTGCAAAAAGGCGCAGTAGATCATATTGACTGGCAAGGAAGAGAAGTATTTCTTGGTGTGGATTTGGCAATGACTACAGATAATTGCGCTGTATCAATGGTGGCATATGATGAAGATGAGGGGAAAGTATATTTAGATGCAAGGGCATTTATTCCAGAAGATAGAATAGATGAAAAATCTAAGCTTGAACGTATACCATACAGAGATTTTATTAACGCTTTTTACTGTATTGCATGTGGCAACCGTACTGTAGATTATGGCGCAATTGAACGCTTTATTATAGCAATTGAAAGCAAATATGGAGTTACAGTAATGGGGATTGGCTATGATAGATATAATGCACTATCAACTGCACAGAAATTAGAAGATGCAGGCTATACAATGGTAGAAATTAAGCAACATTCTAGTGTATTACATCCTGCTACTAAATGGCTTGCAGAGTTAGTAGCAGAAGGCAATTTAGTATATGAAAAAGGGAATAAGTTACTAGAAATCAATTTTGAAAATTCAAGATGTGTGTATGATACCAATATGAACCGCTATGTAAATAAAAAGAAATCAAGGGGCAAGGTTGATATGGTAGTAGCAGGGATTAATGCTATGTATTTATTACACCAAAACTACATGCTAAATAGCGCATTAGATTGGGTAGTACAGATGTAGAAAGGAGGTGAGAAATTGAGTTGGGTTAAAAGTTTATTTGGATATGAAGTTAGGGAAGAGCAAGTATTAAATGAGAACTCATACATTGATACTGCAGATGATATTGATTTAAACCTTCCAAGCTATGATGCAACTACACGAGTAACAAGGCAACAGGCTTTATCTGTGCCTGCAGTAGCAAGTGCATTATTTCTTATATCTGGGATTATTGCTGGTATTCCTGTACGAATGTATAAACGTGAAGGAAATACAATTGCAGAAATATTAGATGATGAACGGATTAAGTTATTAAACATTGAAACTAATTCTATTCTTGGGGCATATGAAACAAAGCAAGCCATGATTAATGATCTAATTATGGAGGGGGCATGCTACTGTTATATTGGTAAGAATGGAAATTCTGCAGAGTCATTACAGTACTTGCCTAAACATAGAGTAAGCCTATTAGATAATGGGAAACTAATTGATAGACAAATATATTATTTAGTTGACGGAAATTTTTATGATAACTTCAACATTATGAGTGCTGTGAGAAATTGTAGTGACGGAGTTCATGGCCGTGGCTTATTAGATGATAATGCCATGCATATTTCTAGCATGTACAATGCACTTGTATATGAGAATGGGGTAATCAGCAAAGGTGTACGGAAAGGCTTCCTAAAATCGGAAGGAAGATTGACTGTAAAGGCCTTGGAAGCGCTAAAAAAAGCTTGGAGATATATGACTTCTAAGCTTGGAACAAGTGATGTAATAGTACTGAATAAAGGGATTACATTTGAAAGTGCAGATAGCACAGCGGTAGAAAATCAACTTAATGAAAGTAAGCAGACAAATGCGGACTTAATTTATAAAATATTTGGATTTACGGACAAAACTTTTATAGATGAGAAAGCGTTTAATATTTTTGTTAAGACAACGATAATGCCAATAGTAAACTGCTTTATTGAGGCTATTAATAGATCCCTATTGTTAGAAACAGAAAAAGGAAGCTACTATTTTAGCTTGGACATGAACGATTTATTAAAAGCTGATATGTTGACACGCTTCAACGCATACAAAACAGCACTTGAAAGCAATTGGATTAATGTTGATGAAATCCGTAAGCGTGAAGATTTATCACCAATGGGTATTGATTTTGTGAGCATGAATTTAGCGAATGTATTCTATTACCCAAAAACTAAGAAGGTTTACACACCAAATACAGGTGCATTTGGGGATTTGACTACATTAAAAGCAGAGAAAGGAGGTGAGAATAGTGAAAGTTGAAGTACGTAATGGCGCTGCCACTATTGAAGGTTATGTAAATGTAACAGAACGATTGAGTAAGCCAATCCGTGATGTAAGAGGTAATTTTCTTGAAAAAGTAGCACAAGGAGCATTTAATTCTGCATTACAACGGAATAATAATGTAGAATTGCGCTTTAATCACCGCAAAAAATTAGGGGACCAAAAAGACGGTTCGCTTGAATTGCGTGAGGATAGCATAGGATTATACGCAAAAGCAACTGTGACTGATGCGGAAGTTGTAGAACTAGCAGAGAAAAGACAGTTAAAAGGCTGGTCCTTTGGATTTAAGAAGCTAGAAGATGAATGGGAAAAGCAGGAAAATATGCCAGAAATTCGCACATTAAAAGAAATTGATATGAGTGAAGTTAGCATATTGTCTGTTAATCCTGCATATATTGCAACTTCTATTAGTGTACGTTCTGATGCGGAGGAAGATTTGCTAGAATGTAGATCCAATGAAAGCGCAACAGGAAAATTAGAATATGATATTGAAGAACGTAGTAAGTCTGATGATAAGAAAGAAACCAGCAACAAAAAATATCATGACATTTTAAATAAAATGAAAGCTTAGCATCCATTTGTGTGGGTGCTTTTTTATTACAAGAAAAGAGGACAGTGTAATATGAAGAATTTCAAAAAATTGATTGAAAAACGCAATGATTTAGTAATGCAAATGGATAATCTAGTTAAAGTGGCGGACGAAGAAACACGTGCGCTTAATGAAGAAGAAACAACAACATTTGAAGGACTACAAAAAGAAGTAGCAGACATTGATAAAACACTAAAACTTGCACAAGAAGAACGCTCCTTAATGTCTGTATCTGATGATGAAACACCAACTAATACAGATGAAAAAGCAATGGCAATGGCAGAAGAACGTGCATTTGCTAATTTCTTGCGCACAGGTGAAACAACATTCAATGATGTAGAAACACGTTCCGATGTAAATTTATCTAAAGGGGATAATGGCGCAGTAATCCCTACAACAATTGCAGATAGAATTATTGCGACAGTTAAACGTGTAGCGCCAATTCTTGAACTATCTGATTTCTACAATGTAAAAGGTGACTTAACATTTGTAGTAGAAGATGAAGCTACATCTAAAACTACATGCGCATATGTGGGTGAGTTCCAAGAACTAGAAAGCACTACAAATAAATTCAAATCTGTAGTATTGAAAGGTAATGTTGTAGGTGTACTTACAAAAGTATCTAAATCCTTGATTAATAATGCAGGCTTTGACATTGTAAATTATGTAATTACAAAAGTGGCAGAAGCTATTGTTACATTCCTTGACAATGAAATGCTTAATGGTTCCGCTAAAATTCAAGGTTTGTTGCAAGCAAGACAACAAGTAACAGCTGGTGCAGCGGCTGCATTAAGTGCTGATGATCTAATTAATTTGCAATTTGCAATCCCTCAAAATTACCGTGGTAATGGTGTATTCATCATGAACCCAGATACATTTAAAGCATGTGCAAAATTGAAAAATGCACAAGGTGAGTACTTGTTAAATAAAGACATTACAAATGGATTTGGCTATACTTTATTAGGCCGCCCTGTGTTTGAGTCTGACAACATGCCAAAAATTGCAACAAAAGCTAAAGTAGCAGTATATGCAGACCTTAAAGGCTATGCAACTAAAATTAGCGGTGATAGCGCAGAAATCCAAATTTTACAAGAAAAATTTGCTACACAATATGCAGTAGGTGTTGCAGGATATGTTGAAATTGACGGTAAAATTGTTGATGAACAACGTATTGCAGTATTAGCAATGGCATAATAAAGGATACTCTTTATGAAATATAAAGTTGTAGTTGGCTATAGTGGGGTAGTATCTGCCCCACTTGGTAGCATCGTTGAAATTACAGATAAAGAGATTTCCAATGATTTGCTACAAGCAGGATATATTGAACCTGTAAAACAGACGAGAGCCAAAGCAAAAGAAGCTGATGCGGTAGATACAGAGGATTAAATAATGAAAGTTAGTGAACTGACAATAGAAATTGTAGCTAACTATATACGTGTGGAAGTAACCACTGCAAGTAAGCCTATTCTTGATATGGTGCTACCTGCTGCAGTTGAATATTGTGCTACATATACAGGCTTATCAAAAGAAGCACTAGATGAATATGATGATATGGCAATGGCAGTAATGGCATTATGTGGAGAGTTTTATGACAATCGAACATATACCGCAGTAGAAAATGCAATTATTAATCCTACCACGCAAGCTATATTGGATAAGTACTCTATGAATTTAATGGAGGGGTACCAATATGTACAGAAAAGGTAGGCTAAGCACACTTCTGCAGCATGAAGCAGAAATACATGCTAATAGAAAATCTGATGTAATGAACGAACTGGGACAATATCCAATAGTGGATACTGTTTTAGGTAACATGTTTTGTGGGGTAATTCCACAAACAGGTGGACTATTAAGCGGTAGAACAGCTGAAACCACATTAGCTAGAACCACACATAAGATTATTTGCAGATACAGAAATGATATTGAGCCAGATATGTGGCTTATCATTGAAGGTCAAAAGTATAATATCTTATATGTTATGGATCCGTATCTTAATAAAGAACGGTTAGAGATATTTACAGAGGTAGTAATCTAATGAGTGTTGATATTGAAACGGAAGGCCTAAGCGAATTTACGGAAGAATTATTGGAATTAGCAAATAAAGACTTCCCAAAGGATACCAAAAACTTCTTACAACGTGCTGGCAATAAGCTAAAAGCTAATGCCAGAAATAACTATAAAAGAGGTACTACACAAGGCACAAAGAACCTTGTAAAAGGCCTTAAACGTGATAGAGCATATAAATATGGCAAGGATGAGTGGCAAGTCCGTGTAAAAAATACCGCACCTCATGCATGGCTTGTTGAACATGGCCATGTAATGCTTGGACATAAAGCACAAGGGAAACCTAAGCTTATAGTTGGAAATACAGGGGAAGCATTTGTAAGGGGTAAAAATATCATGGGTAAAACGGCCAAGGCATTTCCGTCTGAATATCAATCTATGGCGGAAGAGTTCGTAGATAAAATGCTAGATGAAAAGGGGCTAGGTTGATAGTGGTTACAGCAGTAGACATTGTTAAAGCGCTAACAGTAAGATGCAGGGAACTACTGGGATGTGATGTTAATGATAGGGATATATCAGAGGGATTTGATAGACCTTCATTTTTCATTGAAGTAGTAGATTTTAAAAATGAGGATATAGGGACTATTCTTAGAGGGGACACTTTAAATATCTACATTTATTATTTCAATGAGAAACGTGAAATAGGATACCTAAATTTATTGAAAGCACGTGAAAGCTTGCGTGAATTATTGGCAAATCCTATACAAGTAGTTGAAGGTTATAGCATTACCGCAGATGAAATAGTAGAAACTATTAATAAAGCAGATATGTCCTATATTACTAACTTTGATATTACAATTTATCAAAACAGACCAGAAGAAGAAAAACCATACATGGAAGAGTTGGCAGTCAATGGACAATTACAAAAGTCCACAGAAGATATATAGCATCCACAGTTGTGGGTGCTTTTTTGTTAAGCAGAAAGAGGTAAAACATGGCAATTGGCTTACCAAATATTGATATTGTCTTTATTCAAAAGGCAGTGTCTGCAGTGCTTCGTTCTGAACGTGGCACAGCGGTGATCATTGTTAAGGATGATAAACAAACAACAGCAGGCTATGATGTTTTTAAGTTTGAAGCGGATATTACTGATAAAAAATATAATGCTGAAACTATTAAATTGTTAAAGCGCTGTTTCTATACAAATGTAAATAAAGTAGTGGTATTACATGTACCAACAAAAACAACTGCATTTACAGATATAAAACCAATCTTAGATAGAATTAAATACAACTGGGCATGTACTCCTGTAGCAGAATGGCAAACAGATTTAGTATCTTATACAAAATCTCGTAATGTTATCTCTAAAGGTCGCAAAGTTAAATGTGTAGTTGCTAATGTAGCGGTGGCAGATGATAAACACGTTGTAAATATGAAAGGTAATTTTGTACATGAAGCTGATGCGGAAGCTGGCACTAATGTTAAAATGACTGATTATTTACCACGAATTACATCTATTTTGGCTAACTTGCCAATGAACCGCAGCATTACATACTACGAATTGGAAGATTTAGATTATGTGGATAACTCTTATGTTACTGCAGAAAAAGATGTAAATAAGTGGACTGATGAAGGCTGGTTACTTCTTATCAATGATGATGAAGATAACGTAGTGCGTGTGGGCCGTGGTGTTAATACATTGACTACATTCACATCTACTGATACAGAAGATATGCGTAAAATCATCATTGTTGAAAGTATGGATTTAATTCAAGAGGATTTGTATTCCACGTTTAAGAAATACTACGTGGGTAAATATAAAAACCACTTGGACAATCAATACTTGTTTATTTCTTCTGTAAACGCTTATTTCAAATCCTTAACTAAAGTCGTTAATGGTGAAATTTTAGACCCAGAATACGACAATCATGCGTTTGTTGATGTAGAAAATCAACGTCAAGCATGGTTGAGCGTAGGCAAAACAGAAGCGGAAGATTGGGATGAAGCGAAGGTTAAAGAAATGTCCTTCAAGTCTACTGTATTTATTGCTGCTAAAGTTAAAATTCTTGATGCTATGGAAGATTTGTCCTTCCAAATTACTATGGAATAAGGGGGTAAAGTATGGCAAGTAAAGACATTCATAATCAAATCTTACGTGGCCAATTTGGTAAAGTATGGATTGATGGCGAATTATATGCAAATGTTAAATCTTTTGAAGCTAAAATCTCCCTTAAATATGAAGCGGTAGACATTAACGGCGAAATGGGTGTACATCAACGCTTGGTAGGTTTTGAAGGTGCCGGAACGCTAGTACTCCACAAAATCGATAGCCGTGTAGCACAAAAGATTGCTGGCAAAATCAAAAATGGTAGTGTGCCAGATATCAAAATCGTATCTAAATTAACTGACCCAGATGTAAATGGTGCTGAACGCATCGAACTAACTGGTGTTACTTTAGATGAATTAACACATGGTTTTGAAAACAAAAAGGTACAAGAAGAAAGCTATCCTTTCAAATTTGCTGATTACAACTACTTAGACTTAATTCTTTAATATATAGGCGGTGCTTAATGCATCGCCTTTCCTTTTAATGTGAGGTGGATAATATATGGCTAAATTACAACTAGAAGATTTACTTAATCGCAATATGCAAGAGGGGTTTCAATCTAAAGACGTATATGTTAAAGGGTTAGGTGGTGAATTGACTGTAATTCATCAACCATTACCGACTGTGTTACGCATTATGGATGAAATCAAACAGGATGCTACGTTGTCCACAGTGATGGATGCGATGGTACAACTTATCTATGCATGCGTTCCTTTGTTTAAGAATAAAGAATTACAAGATAAATATGAATGTGCTGAACCTACGGATGTAGTGTATAAAGTGCTAAACGATAGCGTGGAAGATATTACTGCACTAGGTGAAGCCATCTTGGGTATGTATGGTATTTCTAATCCAGTTGAAGATGTAAAAAAGCAATAAGAGCGGACAGGGAACTAACAATGTTCCGCTATTATATGCAAAAAGGCCATACATTATCCTCGTTACTTGCATTAGATCCATTAGAACGCACGTTTTATAGTGCGTGCTTTGAATTGGATATGGAAGATTTAGAAAGGGGCAATAATGGCTAAAAGTATTAACGTATTACTTAGTCTTAAAGACCAATTTACTGCACCTATGAAAAAGGCTGGCGATAGTGCGAAAGACACAGAACGCAAGATGGTAGCCATGAAGAATAAGTTAAGTAATTTTGGTAACGGAATTAATAACAAATTCTTAGGTATTGCTGGTAGCATCGGTAAGATGGGATTAGCAATGTCAGGCTTGGGTGCGTTCGCTAGTGTTGGTGCGATTGTTGATTATGGTAAAAAGGCACTAGAAACGGCAAAAAGTGCAGAGTTATCACAAACATTATTGCGTAATAGCTTGGCTAATAACAATTCCTTGTATGATAAATCGGCACAGTCGCTAGATGCTGCACAAAAGCAATTAAATGAGTATGCATCTAAATGGGGTCAAGTAGGGGTTATCTCTGCTGGTACTATTCGTGCTGGTTATCAAGAGTTAAACAAGTGGAATGTTCCTGTTGATAAGGTGAATGATTTATCAGAAGCCTTAACAAATCTTGTAGCTGGTAAGTTTGGTATTAATGCTACGGCAGAAGATGCACAGTTAGCATCACAAGCAATCGGCAGAGCGTTCAATGGTGATGTAGCTGGCTTGACTAAGATGAAGATACCTTTAACGGAAGCACAAAAGCTAATCATTAAAAATGGTACCGAAGCAGAACGCTTGGCAACTATCAATGAAATAGTTAATGGTACATTCTCTAAACAGAATGAAATACTAGCTAATACACCAGATGGACAACTAAAACGGATGAAGAACCAACAGGCAGCATTAATGGCTACGATTGGTAAAGGTTTATTGCCTATGCAAAAAGCCTTTATTGATATGGTAAGCACCATCATGCCTGTGGTCGCACCTGTAATACAAGACATATTCGGACTATTTAGCGGTGCATTTACATGGATAGCACAGGTGATTACAGAGAATAAGGAAACCATTAAGACAAATCTAACGGAAGGTATGAACGTAGTTAAAAGCGTTCTATCTACTTTAGGTAGTGCTATTAAGTGGTGTGTTGATAATCTTGGGTTCTTAGTACCTGTTCTTAAAGTAGTTGTAGCTGGGTTTGTTGCTTTTAATGTAATATCTAGCATCTTACCTATATTGTTATCTATATTCAGTGGCTTTATGACTGTAGTTAAAGTTGTAAGAGTATTGAATATGCTAATGATTGCAAATCCTATGGTGTTTGCATTATATGCCGTGATTGCTGCTATTGCGTTATTGATCTATAACTGGGATACAGTAAAAGAGGTAGCAATAGGAGTATGGGATGCTATTTCAAGCTATGCGAGTGAATTATGGGATAGCTTAGTAAGTGGATGTACTGAATTTGTAAATGGTGTTATAGAGGTTGTTACACCTATCTATAACCGATTTATGGAAATCATGAGTCCTATACTTGATGGTGTGATGCAAATCTTCAATGGTATTATTGATTTTCTTGTTGGTGTATTTACTGGTAACTGGGATATGGCCTTTAGTGGGTTAGTCCAAATCTTTAATGGTTACTTTAGCATTATCAAATCTATTGCACAGGATGTGCTTGGTTGGGTACAAGATAAGCTGCAATGGGCTGGTGAAAAAATCGATGCTATCAAAGAGGGCGGAGCATGGCTATATAACAATACTATAGGCCGTGTAACTGGTGAACATAACGCAACTGGTACAGAGTACTGGAAAGGTGGAGCGACATATGTCAACGAAAATCAACGTGGCGAAATTATCAATCTACCGAATGGATCACAAGTCATTCCACACGATGAAAGCATGAAGCAATTAGCAAGTAGCCGTGGTAATGTAACAGTCAATGTAACAATACAGGGCAACCTAATAGGTAACGAAGACTTTATGGATGCGTGTGGTAGACACGTTACAGATAAAGTTATGTTAGCTATGGGTAATATGTAGGGGGTGTAATGTGAATTTTCAAGACGGTGCAAAGAAGATAATGCAACAACGCATACAATCTAAACAAGCTGAATTGCAAAAATTAGCAATTACACGTGCTACAAAGTATGCTGACAAACTATCACATGGATTAGTTGGTAAGGTTTTAGACTACTTAGATAAGAAGCCGACTACAGATATTGTATTTCACTCTGAATTGACAGATGAATATATCACATTGCCTGTAGTACCTAACCCTTTACCTACGATTAGTGAACCACAAGCAAACGAAACCTTTAATGGGTTGCGTGGTGATATTAAGCTAATAGGGCCGCTAGGACTTAGAACACTAAGCCTAGACAATATCCTATTGCCGGTTGGAAAAGATTACTCTTTCATTCGTGGTAATGGTACAGACGGCTTGCAATGTTTACAATTCTTTCAAGCACAACGGCAGATGAAAGCCGTGATGCGGATATGCATTATTCAGTCTGATGGCAATGAAATCCTTAATATGCCATGTGTCATTAATGATCTATCATACACGTATGACAAAATTGGCGATATTAAAGCCACAATAGGTATTGAAGAGTATGTATATACTAATACATCAACTACTGCTCAATCTTCGACTGGTGGCGAAAATAAGGGTACTGATAGTAAGGCGGTTAAAAAATGAAGCTACAGTATACAAACACAACCAAAGGTAAAGATGGTAAAGATGTTACTGAAACACGTGAAATTACCGCCTATACAAATAACTATCAAAGGTCAGATGGTATTGATACATTAGGTCAAGAATTTACCTTTGATTTAGCAGATAATCCTTTTGATTTTAATCTTATGGGTACAAGGCTTGCTATTGGCGGTAAGGTAGAATTTAGTAACCAACTAAGCAACAATAACAAGAGTGCTACAACAAAGCTGAACGAACAACAACAGGAGCAAGTAGTATTTCAAGGTATTATAGTAGCTGAAAAGCAGAGTGGTGCTAATAAGTATACCTATACTTGCTTTGACTATTGCTTTTATCTCAACAAATCAGAGATAGAAATTCAATTCAATGGTGTTAGTGGCCTTGAAGCCATCAAGAAGGTGTGTAGTGAAAATAGCGTTCCACTTGGCAATGTGGCTGATATTAAGACTAGTATCAAAAAGATATATCAAGGTGAAACAGTATCTGATGTTATCAAGGATATTATCAAGCAAGCCACGGAAGAAACTGGATATAAATATCGCCTTGAATACAGAGATGGCAAGGTACACGTTGAGGACTACAAGGATTTAGTGCTAGATAAAGTTATCACTCAACCTATCAATAATTACTCAAGAGATTTAAGCATGGAAGATATGCGTAATAGCATCGTAGCCATATCTCAAAAGGAAAAGAGTACATCTGTTAAGTCTACTATTCAAGATGATGAAAGCATCAAGAAATATGGTTTAATCAAGAAGATTGTTAAGGTTGATAATAAGAAACAAGCACAGACTGCTCAAATTGCTAAAAAGACTATTCAAGATACTAATAAGGTAGCTGAAAAGTTAAACCTAACATTATTAGGTGATGATACAGTAAGGAGTGGTCGCATTATTATAATTGATGATTACACAGTAGATATACACGATAAATTCATAGTAGAAAACTGCAAGCATAATTATGGAGTTAATCATACTATGACATTAGATCTAAAGCGTGTAACGAAAGAACTTGATACAAGTAAGTATGCTACAAGTACTACTACAACTGTTACACCTAATGCCACAAATAGTACTGCTAATGCAACGCAAGTTGATGCTGGTATGAACGCACTCAACGGATACGAAAGCGTATATCGTGATAATGGGTGCGTAGATGTAGCGGTTAAGGCTGGCTCATATTACAGTCCATTCTTAAAGCAACAGGCGGATATTGGCACGGCTAATGTAGATACACTAGTTAATAATGCTCAAAGTGCTGGGTATAAGGTAGAAGCCTTTGACGGCTACGCTAAAAAAGGTGATATCTTGGTATATGGTAATAATCAACACGTTATTATCTCTGATGGTGCTGGCGGTGGTTTTGGCAATAGTAGTAGCGAAGGACACGCTAAATTCTATTCAGATGCTAATAACGCATGGCACACAAACGAAGCACCTAGTAAAGTAATTAGAATGTCATAAGGGGGTATATATGGAAGAATGGCACAGCCAGATGGCTTCTATGTTTAAAGATAGAACTAACCCTATACGGATAGGTGCTTGCCTTGGAGAGGTTATCAGTACTTCACCATGGAAGGTAGCTATTAAAGATGGGAAGTTTATGATAGATGCATCTAATGGATATGTATGTTTTCAACTAATTCACCATATCACTACCTACTCTTATAGACATAGTGGAAAAATGACACATAAAGGATGCCCTGCCGGGCCTAAATCTGATTATGATGCACAGGGCGAAGGTAAGATAGTGCTGGATGAATTATGGAAAGCTGGCGATAAAGTGCTTGTTATTCCAGATGAAAACGAGCAACATTTCTTTATCGTTGATATTGTGAAAGAGGGGGTATGATGTTTCCTACAGATTACAACTTCACTAATTCCATTCAATCTACTAAAACTGCTACAAACGCACAACACAAAGTGGGGCGGTCATTTAAATTCGACTATAAAACACATCGTTTTGTATTTGAGGATGGTCGCAATGTAGAAGATACGCAGATTGAAGCAATTAAACAATGGATTGAGTTATTTATTCGTACTGAAATGAAGAAATACTTAATCTATAGTGATAGCTTTGGGTTAGATCTAACTAAGCTATTAGGGTACAGATTGCCACGAGCATATAAAGTATCTGAAATAAAAAGAAGAATAACTGAAGGTATCATGAACAAAGTACCATGTGTTGTAGTTGTCAAAGATTGGCAATTCAATGCTGGTATTTTTTATTTCACAGTAGTTACTAATACAGGGGAAGAGGTGAAGATAGAACATGAATTCGAATTATAGTGTTGATAGTATCCATAATACGATGCTTGAAAACATTGATGATGCGTATCAGAAAACGGAAGGCTTTCCTACGTATGACATAACAAGAGGTGAAGCATTTGCTTTACTTGAACTGTGGAAAAAGGCGGAAGAAATTGAACGCAAACAAAACGTGGATAACTTAACAGGTGATGAACTAACAAGGGTAGTATTCCAACGTAAGGGAACGCAACGAAAGTTAGCAACTAAGGCAGTATGTAACTTGCGTATTGTTGATGGTAACGGCACTATCCATGAGGGCGATTTATTTGAAAGCGAAAGCGGTATTCAATATGAGTCGCTAGAAAACAAGGATGTAGTAGATAACTCTATCATCAAAATAAGATGCACTAAAGCTGGTGCAGTTGGTAATGTTCCTAAAGGCACAATAACGCAAATGCCTATTACTATTGCTGGTATCAATGCAGTTATTAATGATGATGCTGCAAAAGGTGGCGAAAATGAGGAAGCAGACGATGATTTGCGTGAACGCTACTATGAAGAGTTAAGAGAACCAGCTACGAGTGGCAATGATTACCACTATAAACAATGGGCCAAAGAGGTTGAGGGTGTAGGCGAAGCTAATGTAATAGGGTTATGGAATGGTAACAATACTGTTAAAGTTATCATAATTAACTCTGACAGAAAGGCTGCTAGTACTGATTTAGTTAAGCGTGTACAAGATTACATAGACCCAGAAAGCAAAGGTATTGGTGAGGGGCAAGCACCAATTGGTGCACATTGTACTGTAGTTAGTGCGACAGAAGTGCCTATCAATATTGATGCTAGAGGGGTACAACACACTACAACTGCTACTAAATCAACTATTACAAATGACATTACCAAATCCGTAACTGCTTACCTAAAGAAGATAGCCTTTAAACAAAACTATGTATCGGTTGCACAGATTAGTAACATTATCATTGATAATGCTGGTGTTACTGATTATGAAAGCGTAACTGTAAATGGGCAGACAACTAAAATTAATCTAACAAATGAACAAGTTGCCGTATTGGGTACAGTTAGCGTGGCTTTAAATGACTAATACAGACTTTAAGGAATATGCATTAAAAGCTATTAATAAGATGTATCGTAATGATCCATGGGTTCGTGAATTATATCAAGCAGCTGGCTTACAACTGCAAGATATAGATGAACTACTAGATGTGTTACTAGATAATGGCTTCTTTGATGCGGTAGGTGAACGTGGATTAAAGGTTTACGAAAAAGATTTAGGTATCAAAGGTGATGGCTCAATTGAACAACGCAGGGCCATTGTGCAAATGCTATGGAATAACAATGGCAAGTGTACACTGGATAGAATTAGGGCGATTGTTAAGACATTCGTATTAGATGATGTAGATGTACAGTTTGAGGATGGAGTATTGAAGTTAGAGTTTAATAACTCATCCTTTGTGTACGCTATACCACAAATAAGAAGCAACTTAACAGTAGTAAAACCATCACATATTGGATTAAGTATTAATGATGTACATAGCGTTGATACTGAATTGTATGCTGGTAGCATTGTTACTACGTTTGAAACAACAACTATTAATCCTATGGTTGGATTTAATTCAACGCTAGAAGATGCATCTATAGTGGCTGGTGTGTATATCACTAAAGCCAATGTAATTAATCGTATTAATTGTTAAGGGGGTAAATAATGCCTAGTCAATATCCACAGAACGTGGTAACTAAAAATGGTTTGGCAATGATTGCTGAAAGTGTTGCTACACGTAAAAACTTAATATTTACACGTGTAGTAGCAGGTGATGGAGATGCTACAGGGCGCAATTTTAATGATATGACATCTGTAATTTCTCCAAAAATGGAATTGCCAGTAACAAGCGGTGTAAACGAGGGGAACGGTCAATACTTAATTACGGCTACGTTATCCAACAATACTTTAAATGTAGGCTTCTTCCCACGTGAGGTTGGTCTATATGCAAAAGTTGATGGTAAAACAGAAATGCTATATAGCTATACAAATGGTGGGAACAATGTAGGGTATGTTCCAGATAAGACTACACCTATTGATAGTGAAATTTATAAAATTAGAACAGTAATTGGTAATGCTAAAAACATTACTATTAATATGTCTGATAGTACATTTGTTACTAAAGGCGAGCTGGATAGATATGTTTCAATTACATCTGGTGGCTATTTCAAAGATGTAAACAAAACTAATGCTGGCATGTCATTCATTAAAGGTGATAATACATCTAAAATAATTGATTTTATTACCTCTAATTACAATGATAGTGATACTAATAAAGTGCTTAATTTATCAACGCTAAAAAGTCTATTAGGGCAAGGTGCTATTGTAGCATCTAAACTAACTGGCAATGGCGGATATGTAAAGTTTGCTAATGGGTTTGCTATCCAATGGGGAATTGGTGGACAAGATAATGTAACGAAAACAGAAGTTACCTTCCCTATTAGATTTACTACATTGTTTATGGCTAATGCTATTGATGCATACTGGACTGGCTCAGACACTCCTAGATACTTTGCAAATTCTGCCAATGAAAGCACCAATACAAAAGCAGTATTTGTGGCAAGTGATAGATATGCAGCATCGTATTACTGGTTTGCATTAGGCATGGCATAAGGGAAGGGGAAAACACATGAATCAATATGTATTTGTATTAAATGAACAAGGTGAACGCATTACATCTTATGTTGATAATATGATTAGCAAAGATGAATTACTAGATCATGCTAAAAAAGAGTGGCCAGATGCAGCGGATTATATTTACTCTGCAGACGGCGATAGTATGCTAGATGAATTTATGGCTGGCAAGCTTTATGTAAATGGTGAGTTTGTAATTCCACAACCAAAAGAACCAACTAAGGCTGAACAAATTGCAGAAATTAAAAATTACTATGATAAACGATTTGATGCACTTGATAAAGCCGTATTGCGTAGACGATTAGCTAATGCAGATATTAGTGATTTGCAAGCACAATATAAGACATTACAAGCTGAAATGGTAACTAAAATTAAGGCGGTGAAATAATATGGAAGAACTCAAAAGCAATGTACCTGTAATGCGTTTTTGTGAATATTGTTGGGCCACTTTAAATGAAAATGGCACTTGCCCTACAGAGGGTTGTATTCATAATGATCTAATGGATTTAGAAGAGGATGATGCGGATGTTACCAGTCCAACACAACTTTAATGTAATTAAAGGAGAAGCAATCACTCTAAATGTTGGATATACAAATGCAGTAGATAGTGAAAGCCTATTCGCATGTGTTAGAAAATATCCAACTGATGATGAGTACAAGGCAAAGTTTGATGTAGCAGTATCACAAGAGGGGTTAGAAGGTGATGAGCTCAGTAAAATCATCTTATCATTGGATACCAACACATTGGACTATGGCAAGTACTATTGGGATTTATTCCTATGGAGTGGCGAAAAGCCTATTAAATGTCTGATAAAAGGTGAAATAACAATAGCTGAAGGCATCAGCAATAGGGGGAAATAATATGAGTGATGAAAATATTCATATAAAGTCTAATGATGATGATAAAATCATTGTCAAAGATAATACCCAAATTATTAAATTGCAAGGGCCGAAGGGTGAACCAGGAGAGCAAGGGCCTCCTGGT